TTGAGCTATTTGCGACCTTAAACGGAAAAATCTAAAACGGGAAAACCTAAATAATGTTAAATGTAATTTTCGTTAAGCACGGTACTAAGTACTGCTCCGACGATGTGAATCGACTATACCGTTCCCTCCTAAAATACCGATCTGAGGATGTAAAGTATCATTGTTACACCGAAGAAACACCCGACGTTCAGCTGAACGTCGATGGCCTAGATCGATCGATTAATAAGATCTTTATTCCAGCGAAGCCTTCGTTGAAAAAATGGTGGAACAAATTATCCATGTTCAGTTCGGACTTTCCTTTAAAAGGGAAGGTCTTATATTTCGATCTTGATACGATGATCAAGGAAGACCCATTTGCTATTTTAGAAGATGTAGATTGGGATGCTCTCACCCTAATCAATTGTCATTGGAAATCCGATCAAATCTACGATAGGCCCACCAATTATGATGTGCGGATAAACTCTTCAATTATAACTTGGACCGCCGAGAATCCCAAGATACACGAGATCTGGGATTACTTCATAAATAAGGGTTATAAGGATTATTTTCTAAGGAAGTACGTGGGCATTGATAGATATATTGTACACGAAGGGTTTCCGTACAAAACTTTCGACCCTAAATATATCCAATCGTATAAATTCGAACCCTATAAGAATGCACCTATAACCACCTTTGAGGAAATTGATTATGAAAAGTTCAGTACTGTATCACGGTCTGAAAGTAATTGAACACATTTATGACGAATCACAATATGGCTTTAATAACGATCTATATCGTATAAAGGATTTACGCCATTCTCTAGATGCTAATCATTGGAAAAGTAAAGAATGGTTAGCACGAACTTTTAAACCCATTTATGAAGATGTATATGGTAATGGCGGCGGTAATTTTTATATTGCCGGTGGTTGGTATGGTTTATTAGCTGATATATTAAAAGATTATTTTCCAGAAGATAATTACCATATTCTATCTGCTGATATGGATCCCATGTCAGATTATTACGGCGAGCTACTCTTTCCCGAACGCAAATTTGAATTCAAGGTTGAAGATGCGACCGGCGAGCTAGATTTATCCAACGTAACTGCTCTAATCTCAACAAGTGTTGAGCATATAGACCGAGATGATATCTGCGATCTTATTAGAAAGAAACCAGAGAACGCGTTTGTTGTATTGCAGTCAAATAACTATGGGGATTTAGATTCTCATATTAATTGTTCACCCTCTCTAGAAGAATTCGTCGATTGGGTCAGACCGTGTTTATCTAAGGGGTGGATATGTTATCAGGGTGCTTTAGATCTTGGCGATTTTGTTAGATATATGGTAATTGCGCAATGATCTCACATATTTCAGGACCTAATGGCGACGACAAATGGCATTTTTTAGATAATGATTTACATAGGAATATAGAACAGCAATTTAAAAGCACAAATTTCTCAAGTATTAGTTATCAAGGTTATCAAATTGCTGCTTGGATGAAATCTTTATTAGCAATTAATGATATGGGTAATAAAGATTATATTGACATTGGCACTAATTACGGGAATTTTGTTTTACCTCTTAGTAATTTATTTAATGAAGTACATTGTTTTGAAATAGATTCTGATTTAAGAGAAGCTCTTAAATTAAATGCTGAACAAAAAGATAATATTGTAATATATGATTGCGGATTAGGCAGTAGTGAAGCAGAAGTAAGATTTCATTATCATAGACCAACTGGCACATCTCATGTGTGTGATGTTGAATATATGACAGAAGAAAATGATCGTTGCCGATGGCATCAACATCATAAATTTGGATATGAAAAAATTAAAACATTAGATTCTTTTAATTTTAATAATGTAGGATTTATAAAAATAGATGTAGAAGGATATGAAATTGAAGTGTTAAAAGGCAGTATTAATACAATAGAAAAAAATAGACCAGTGTTTTGGATAGAATTTAATCCGAAAAGATCCATGGATCAGGTAGAAATAGATAGACGAAATATGTTCAAAATGTTTAACGATTTAGATTATTATGTTTTTGATGTAAGACGACTAGACGTATGTTTTATACCGAGAGAATATTCATGAAAAAGATTATATTTTCGATTTACGTGGACATCCCATCCGATAAATTAGATAATCCAGGATGGTGGGAAAATGGCGTACAGGTGAAAACCGATAAAAGCGAATTCACCAAAAAGCAATTAAATCGATTCCGGGATAGGATCATTGAGAGACATAAGGACTATGCTGCTCATATCGGTGCAGACTATGTGTTGCATAAATATGATACCGAGTACGAAACCTTTTGTGAAATGTTTAGGAATGAATATCCCCAGATCTCTGAGTATGATATTATCAACTTCTATAAGCATTGGCTAATGAAGAAGCATGCTGAGAGCCACGATCTTATCTGTTATTTTGATTTCGATGTAGTTCCGTCTACTCGGGAAGATATCTTTGATGCACATACTCCCTTAGACTATTTCTGTTGCGCAGAATCGAATGGAGAAGCTATCCCAGGAAAGGTAGTAGACTCAAAGAACTATAACCATTGTATCCGTAATCCTGCTTCTAAGTACTGGAACGCTCATGCTATGTTAACGGGGGAAGGGTACGATGGTGATACCGATGTTTTTAATACTGGTATTATGATAGCATCAAAGAAGACCATACAAAAGATGGATTACTTTGGGGACTTTAAAGAAGTACTTGAATATATGACCGAGTTAAAAAATGATGAGGCTTCAATGTATCCGCCTAATATTCAGCGAGCCTTCAATTATGATAATGAAACCGTCTTCTCTTTTAAAAGAGTGGCAAACGAAGTACCTATCCAATATATCGATAACAAATGGCACTCAAGAGTTTTAGATAGTAGGGTTGATCCTGATGCTAAGATATACCATGTAATCAATAAAGAATTTGCGAGCGTATTTGGCTAATGAAGATATATTGTGTACGCATCGGCGATAAGTACGGACCAGAATATGAAGACTATATTAATAAGAAGCTGGCTGATTATGAAGTTGTATGGATAAGAGAACCATACGATGATCGAATAGCTCTTCAGTGGAATAAGATGATGGTAATGGGATTAGATTCTCAAGAACCAGTCGTTGTTATTGATATTGATATTCTCCTGGTAAATGATTATAAAGAGCTATTTGATTACCCTATTGAGCGTGGCGAGTTTCTTTCCATCAACTCTTGGTGGAGAGATAATCCATGTAAGATCAATGGCGGATTCTTTAAATATTATCCAATAGATTGTAATCCGATCTATGATAAATTTATGGAAGCACCTCAACACTGGCAGTCGTATTATATTAGGAATAAGATGACAATCGGTCCGGTGAACGGTGAACAGAATTTTGTATACGATTCGGTATTGGAACTTGGATTAAAGATTAAGAGCGTTCCAAACGACTGGTTAACCCGATGGGTTTCAGACGGGGTTGAAGAAACCGCATGGCATGATGCAATGGAGGCTTTATATGGTGATTGGATATTTAGGAGTGGGAAGTTTAATCCTAGGATAAAGCTGGTACATTTTACTAACTCCCTTAATAAACCCCATAACTGGAAGTACTATAATGACCACGTATGCTAATACCTTTAAAAAGGGAGAATTGATCGCTTGGATCGATTTATCAACTTATTGCAATGCATCGTGTCCGCAGTGTCATAGAACGCGAACCGATAGACCCAGGACGAAAACCGAATGGCTACCACTTATCCAATGGTCGTTTAAACAATTCAAAAAAGCATTCCCCATTGAAACCCTAAACAATTATGCTAGATTTGAGTTCTGTGGTACCTGGGGTGATCCGGTTATGAATAAAGATCTATTTGACATAATTGCATATATCCTTGAAGAAAATAGAACTTGTCAAATCCAGATCAATACCAATGGTAGTATACGAGATGCTGATTGGTGGTGGGAGTTGGGTGTCATTGGTAAAGGAAGATTACAGGTTTGGTTTGATATCGATGGCACTACCCAAGAGATGCACGAAAGATATCGTCAGGGAACAGATCTAGAAAAGATAAAAGAGAACGTTGAAGCTTATACCGCTACGGGCGCAGACGCCTGTGCAATGGTTATAATATTCAAACATAATCAAGATCATTTGTTTGAGTTAGATGAGATGATCAGGGGTTTAGGTGTTAAGGGTGAGATACTCTATACTGAGTCCAACCGGTTCTATCATAAGGGGGTGAATTCCTTTATAGATATTAATGGAAAAGAAGAGACGTTGGAACAGTCGACTTTGAATGGCGAACACGAATTAATATCGGGTAAGGTCAAAAAACAAATACCGATTAGGGATCATAAATGGCGAACAAAGTACGTTGCAGATGGCAAGAAGACAAAAGACTATTGGTAAACCCCGATGGTCAAGCTATGCCTTGCTGCTACCTAGCAAATCTATATTATCAATCCGCTCTCTTTACTAAGAATGAAAGACAAGATGAATTATTCGAGGGTCACAAAGCACAATTCAACCATCCTGTAATGACCGAATATTTTAAAAGAGAAAAAGAATTGAACGTCTTCTATACTACTATGGAAGACATTCTAGACAACGAATGGTTTACGAAGATCCTACCCGAGTCTTGGGAAAGTGAAGAGACCATCCACATACAATGTAAAAGGATGTGTTCGCGTGAGTCCGAAATCGATTAAAACTTATTGGGGTACTAACGGATCACCTTGTAATGCCCCATTTAATAATATGTACTTTACTGTCGATGGTAAGGTAAGCCCCTGTTGGAAGCTCCCCGGATTCGTTGACGATTGGTCTGAAGAAAGATCGATCATGGATATCTGGAAGGGCGAGCATTTCCAAAAGTATAGAGATGCTCTAATGCAACTCGAATTCCCGACTCGATGTAAAGAGTGTGAAGTCGAGATAGAGAATGATGTATGGCCATTAGCAAAAGCCTATCAGCAATTCGGGGTTAATAATAACGGCTATCCGGCTTTAATGGAATTGGAATTAAGCAATCAATGTAACCTCGAGTGCATTATGTGTTCGGGTAAATTGAGTAGTGGTATTCGTAAAAAAGAAGGTAAGCCACCATTACCTCGAATTTATAATGACGCTTTTATAAGTCAGCTTGAGGAGTTTATCCCACATTTAAAAGAACTTAGGTTTAATGGGGGAGAACCATTTGCACAAAAAATCGTATTAGACATTTGCGATATGGTTGCTAGAATAAATCCCGACTTGCCAATAAACGTTGCAACCAATGGTACGGTCTTTAATAAAAGAGTTAAACACATATTAGCTAATAATAACATCTCGATTAATATCTCGATTGATAGTCTTATTCCCGAAAGATATGAGGAGATTCGTATCAATGGTGACTTTAATCTACTAATGAAGAACGTTGAGATCTTTAAGCAATACTGTCATTCAAATAAAAGGGGTTTATCGATAATGGTAAATCCCATGAGAAACAACTTTGAAGAGATGGGCCATTTTGCCGAATGGACCAGTCAGATAGGTGCTGCATTATGGTTTAATACTATTCTATATCCAAAGGATCTGTCAATAAAACATTTACCTAGTAATGAATTAGAAGAGGTATATAACACACTCCATAACCAACTCAAAGCCATGGATAATAAGACAATAAGGAATTATAAGGTGTTTGAACACTTGGTAAATAATCAAATAAGAAACTGGTTATTGGATAGCCATCTTATTTTAGTATCGGAAGGGTAATATATGGGAAGGTTTTGCTTCGCGCCATGGACAACGATCTCGACCGACGTACAAGGATCGATTAGACCTTGTTGTAGATATGATCAACCAGAGGATCAGATTAACTATCCCATGCCTTCTTTAAAGAACACGGATCTGAACGAGGCGTGGAATTCGAAGGAAATGCAGAATCTTCGACAGGCGTTCATTGATGGGGCGGAACCGATCGAATGTTCATGGTGTTGGGCCGAGGAGAAAGTTGGTATACATAGCTTCCGGGAAGGATATGAAAAAAGAGCCAAGGATCTTCAGAAAACGGATCTGGATCTTATTGCTGATCCGCCTAGGATCTACGACTTAAAACTTTCAAATACCTGTAATCTGAAATGTCGGATGTGTAGCCCACAAGCTTCTTCTCTTATTGCCAAGGAAGAGAATAAGAATATCCCATATCTGTATTCATCGAAGATCATCGATACCGTAAATGAAGATATCTTTTTTGGGGGATGGCTTCCTTATATGAAAGAGCTAGAACTCACGGGTGGAGAACCTTTCTTTAGTACTGAGAATAAGAAGCTATTACAAAGAATCGGCGAAAGTGAGTATGCTAAGAATATCCAGATCCTTATTACCACCAATGGCATGTTTTATGATAAGAAGACTCTTGATACACTAACTAAGTTTAAAAAGGTTATTATATCACTTAGTATCGATGACGTGGGGAGTAGATTAGCATATCAAAGAGGCGGTGCAGATTGGGAAAAGATCCAGGGAAATATCTTAAGGATGAGAGAGAACTATCCTAAGTTCCGACTAAACATTTATCGTACGGTCAACATATTTAATATTTGGCACCTGGACGAATTGGATACATTCTGTAAGGATAATGGATTCTCGACGTCATCTGGGCTATTACATGAGCCGGTCGAGTATTCGATACGTAACCTTCCCGACTTTATAAAGGAATTAATACATGAAAAGTATGCCGATGATGAGAGTAAAAAAGACGTTATGAGTTTCTTAGTTCTTAATTCTAATACGTTTACCGGTTCGGCTGGTCTAGTACAAACGTTTAATAAGATAAAACAAAAAGATCGGATCAGAAATGAAAGCTTCGCCGAGATCTATAAGGAATGGGCTGCACTATTAATGTACTACGAGGGATAAAAAACTAATGTCATACCTACTTGTTGGCGGCTGCTCCTGGAGCGATCTCAATTTTATATCTGTACCCAGTCCCGAAGTAAATACCGATTACCCTAAATGGTCGGAACATTTGGCCGAAAAGATGGGAATTCCTTTGGTATCTGTTGCAAGAATGGGCTCAGGAAATCAGGTCCAGTATCAGGCATTAACTGAACACATCCTCTCGGATAACCCACCAAGCCATGTCGTGTGGCAATTATCGGGTGCTTTTCGAAAGCAGCTGCCGGGTGATAATTGGCAGATCTTTGCGCCCGGCCAAAACGGCCGTGCCACGGTGGGTCAAAAAGGTCGAAATCCTTGGGACGATACTAATGTGTATGAGAATATCGATCAATTCGTTGAGGATATCAAGGATATCCGTAATACGCCACTGTGTCCTGATCGAATTAGAAGGATTCAACACGTCTATAAAGAGATCCTTGGTTTGGCCTATCATACCCCAACCGGGATGCTTGAGTACAATTTTAAGCTGATATATCAGATGAAAAAGCTATGTGAGAATATGGGTATAAGGTTTCTCATATTTAGATCCGATCACCCATTTTATGATAATAACAGAATTTCTGAAGTTGTTGGAAAGAAAGATAGCGCTGATCTATACCGCTTTTTAATCGATTTCTCAATACAGGTGCAGGACTACCGTGGTCATGAGCATCCAAAAGCTAAAGACGATTTCTTACATTATGATCACCCCCATGAGAATATATGGCAAAAGATGTTTGAACTCCCGATCTTTAAGAAATTAGAGGATGATCAGAATGGGGTTTATGGTTGGCCATTTCATCCAATACTAGGAGGCAATATAATCCCCGCGACAACTAATAAGAACAAGCGTAGGGGTATGGGTGTTGGCAATAAGCTTGAAGGTACTTTTATATCTGAGTTCGACGGTCACCCAAATGGGAATGGCCAAAAGAGACTATATGAAAATCTTCTACCAATACTAAATGAATACTGGGATATGGATTTATGATCTATACTGGATTTTCCCATGGATTTCACGATGCTTGTATGGCATACATCGAGGACGATACTATCCTTGGGGCTTATCATGCCGAGCGAAGAAGTAGAATAAAGAATGATAAGAATCCAGATCCGCGGTGGGATAAGATCGGTGAGACGTGTTTCTATGAGAAGCCTTTTTTAAAAAATACACGAAGATTGTATGCCGGTCAAGGATGGACAGTGAGACCGGAATATGATCACTACGTATCTCACCATTGGTCTCATGCGGCCGCAGCTTATTATACCAGACCATTTAAAGAAGAACCTGTATGTGTCGTAATCGATGCTATTGGTGAATGGGATACAGCTTCGATCTGGTGGAAAAAGAAGAAAGTCTGGAGCACTAAATATCCTAGATCTCTGGGATTATTCTATTCTGCGATAACCCATAAGATTGGGCTAAAGCCTGGAGAAGATGAATATATTACTATGGGTATGGCTGCATTCGGACAACCATTATATAAAGATGAATTAAGGTCTTTGCTCAATGAGAATCTTCATAAAGGAATATCGAGATTTGATCATATAAGTCACAATGATCTTGCTAGTAGCGCTCAAGCCCTTATCGAAGATGAGATCATTAAGATAATGCAGGTCGCAAGAGAATATTCGCCTTATTTATGTTACGGCGGTGGTGTTGCCTTAAACTGTGTAGCAAATAGCAAGTTCTATCATATATTTAAGGATATCTGGATTATGCCGAATCCTGGTGATGGCGGATCTGCATTAGGATGCGCAGCTGCGGTCAACGGCAAAATGTTAAAATGGGAAGATCCCTATTTAGGTTATAGTATAGAAGGGGAAATCGATGCTAAAGAAGTCGCTCAATATATTGTTAATAATTCTTATTGCGGGGTTGCAAATGGTCGCGCTGAGTTTGGGCCTCGTTCTCTCGGCAACCGTAGCTTGCTTGCTGATCCTAGACGAGACATTAAAGACACTGTTAATCAGATTAAGCAAAGACAAGAATTTCGACCTTTTGCGCCGGCGATCCTGGAAGAGTTTGCTCAAGACTATTTCGAAGGACCAATGAATGAGTATATGCAATTTGTCGCAAAGGCTAAACACGACTACCATAGTGTGACTCATGTTGATGGTACGGCAAGAGTGCAGATAGTTAAGTCGGATTGTAAGTCTGCACTTAGACCAATACTTGAAGAGTTTTACGAATTAACTGGCGTACCTATGCTATTGAATACATCCCTAAATATAAAAGGTCAACCGATCGTTAACGATGAAAAAGACGCTCGAGACTTTGAGCGGAAATATGGGGTGAAGGTGTTTTGAAATATATAGTAGCAAGTGGGTGTAGTTTTACCGATCCTAGGTGGGTACCGCATAAAGATCCAATTAGACCGAAGACCTGGGATAGTTGGCCAGAGATAATCGCTAAATGGTGTGATAATGAGCATTTAGTTAAAAACGTAGGTGAGATGGGAGCGTCTACTCATTTAATAATTAAGAACGCTTCACAAGAAATCCATAAGGGTAAGAAGGTCGACCTTGTTCTATTACAATTGACCGATTGGTCAAGGTGGAGTGTATATGGATCGAAGTATAATGCATTTCACGCGGCCGCGAATCAGCTGGATCCGATTGATACTGAAAATCGATTTAGATCGGGTATATACACGTGGAGACATACCTCACCTCAAGAACTTATTACCGAAAATTTCTTAATGATATTAAACTTTATTCATACCTGTAAATCGTTGGGTATTAAAGTGCTTATAGGTCAGAACCACATTGGACCAATTTCAACAGATTTGCTTAATAATATTCTAAGTGATGAGAAGAAGATAGAGCGTATCGAAGATCTATATCCGGGATTAACAAAGGACCCCGCTTTAAAAAGGTGGACCGATCGAAATTTCATATTAAATGAGTGGATTACTAATCCCTATTTTAAAGAACTTGATAAGCATAAAGATTGCCTTATTGGATGGCCTTGGTTTCCCGAGCTTGGAGGTAAGACGGTTAGTTCAAGTGAGTTTGAAATCTCGGAAAGAGATCATCACCCGAACGCAATCGGCCAGGAGTTTATAGCTGAACAGTATTTTAGGAGAATGTAATGTGGAAGTATAGGTTGAGACTTTGGTTGTACAAGCTCAAGAAGCTCTTCATTAAAGAAACCCCTCGGAAGATGGAGCAATTTATCTACGAATACGAGGACGAAAAAAAAGACGAATAGGGGGTTTACAAACCCCTTTTTTTATGGTATAATGGATCCATTAAATAAGAGAATGGTTGAATGAAAGAACATTACTCCTCGATCGAGCCATTTCCATTTGTCGTTATCGATGACGTATTACCTCCCGACCTTTTAAAAGAGGTCAAGGACTATGCCTATTCGAAATTACCTTTTTTCGAAACTGGTATTCATCAACATATAATCAGAAGTGGTCCACTGCAAGATCGACTAGAAGAGACCTTCATCAAGATAAGTGAACGCTATGGGAAAGCTTTATTCTTGGACCTTGCGACGACCGATGGGTTTATCTTTCAGCTTTCATGCTACAATACAGTTCATACAAACTATACTGAATATGAAATCCACAATGATGTCCCAACTAAAATAGCGAGTCTTATAATAGGATTATCGGATGATGGGAATTTGACCGAGATATATGGAACGCGACGACGCGATAGTTTTGTCTATAGCCCCGATTGGAAACCTAATAGAGGTATAATGTTTAAGAGATCTGATAACAGTTGGCATAAGGTCGGTGAGCCATTAGGTACGCCCCGAGTAACATTAAGTATGATAAGAATAAGATGAAGGAACTTACATGAAATTAGAAAGAGCGGTAGTTGAGGTTTTTGGGGGATGCAACTATTCGTGTTCGATGTGTCCACAATCAGGCGCTGGTCGAGGCAAAGACTGGACCCGTAAAATGCCTCTTAAGTTGTTTAAGAAAATCCTAGATCAACTGCCAGGTAACCCAATCATTAATCTCGAAGGGTCAGGAGAACCAACCTTGTCTAAAGACTTACCCGAATACATTCGCGCGTGCATGGATCGTGGATTTAAGAGCTTTGTATACACCAATGGTTCTAGATTTAAAGGTCAGTTTATGCAGGATTGTATTGATGCAGGTCTATCCTTTATAAGATTTTCAGTCATTGGTGACAATGCCCAAGAATATCGTAAATGGATGGGTAATGATAATTATTATATGATCCACGACCATATCCGATCAACAAAGGAATATATTGATGAGTCAGAGTCTGATTGTATAATAAGCTCATATCATTTAATCACCAATCGCGATCGGGAAGAATGGCAAGCATCAGTATATCAATCCAAGATAGAGGAATTAGGAATCATTGGATACGTATGGAAGATGCACAATTGGTCAGGTAACTATGCCCCAGAATATAATCGAAATGGTTTAACAAAGAAAACATGCGGTCGGCCATTTGCGCCCGAGATCACAATTCGTGCCGGGGGATTAGATGGCAAGCAAGCTGCAGTAACACCCTGCTGTCAGACTATGGGTCCACCTAACGAAGATAAGAGCGTCTTAGGCCATTTCCAGGACCAGTCATTTGATGAGATTTGGAATGGGGATAAGTATAATGAACTACGAATAGCCCATGAGAATGAAGATTGGCCAGAATACTGTAATGACTGCGATTTCCTCATTGATGATCCCAACGTTTTAGTATGGACAAATGATAAAGACTGCAAGCAGCATAAAATGCTAGGCGCAACTGATTTATCATTATATAGAAAATGAAAATATTAATAGCATATCCTAATCTACCTCTTATGTTAGTCCCCGCTGTGACGGTTGGACTATTTACTGACATTTGTAAAAAAGAAACTGTAGAGGTTGATCTATTTGAAACCACCGCCTATACAGACGATCCTGAAGCGGGGATGATCTTTAAAACAAAGCTTGGGAATGGTAGAGCATATTCTATTAAAGAAATCGGTATGGAGATTAAACCTACTAATCACATGCTAGACGACTTTAGGAAAAAGGTCCTTGAGTATAGTCCAGATCTTATTTTGATTTCAGCAGTAGAAGATACATTTAAAGATACTGTAGCTATGTTAGGTAAGATTCGCGATTTGGATATCCCTCATCTCGTCGGCGGAGTATTCCCGATTAATGCTCCGGAAAAGGTTATCTCACATCCACTAGTAAATGCCATTTGTAGATTTGAAGGTGAATACGTATTACGTGATCTAATCCGACGAATAAAAGCTGGCTTACCATGGGATGACGTGCCAGGCGTATGGACAAAGGAAAAGAGAAACCCATTTCAACCACTTGTTGATCTAGATGAGTATAGTCCCGATTATAGTCTCTATCATCCTGATCGATTCTTAAGAGCTGTTGGTGGAAATATTGTTCGTTCTATTAATCTGGAATCATATCGCGGCTGCCCTTATTCTTGCACCTTCTGTAATAGTCCTATGACTCGTACCCTAGATAAGAACTATCTACGTAGGAAATCGTTAGACGTATTAAGAAAAGAGATAGAGAGCTATATTGAATTATATGAGCCAGACTATTTCTTCTTTGTTGATGATTGTTGGTTAGCAAGACCTAAGCGTGAGGTATATGCCTTGTGCGATATGATGGCCGAATTTAAAATCCCGTGGTGGTGCAATACACGAATTGAAAACGTTGATGATGAATTACTCTTTGCAATGAAAGAGGGTTATTGCGACCGTGTTCAATATGGTATCGAATGTGGTAATGATGAATATAGAAAGAACATCCTTAAGAGAAACGTAACAAATGAAGAATACGAGTCAAAGATTCCGATAATCAATAATAGCGGAATACCATACGGATTAAACATTATTATTGGTCTACCTCATGAGACCAAAGAATTGGTAATGGAAACTGTTGAGCTTGTTAGAAAATTTGGTGGTAATGACGGTATTGCAGTTGCGATCTTTATTCCCTATCATGGTACTGAGCTAAGAACTTATGCGGTCGAGCATGATCTACTTGAGCACAATTGGATATCCGGCGATGGGTATCTGCTTGGTGGATCTGCATTAAACCAGCCTAAACCCTATCTAGGAAAGGATGAGATCTGGGATCTAGCAATGAAGTTTAAATATTATGCCTTATTTAATGAAGATAAGTGGGGATTAATAGAATCCGATCTAGATGCCGCTGAACAATTATACACCGAGTCTTTCTTCTTGGATAAGGCTGCTGACGGTAAAACGAATATAATCAATCGACAAAAAACAATATGGGCTTGCGAAACAGATGGGTATCACGATGTTAGATTACATTAAGACGTATTATATTGGTACCGAGGATGATGGTAAGATTTCCGATATTTCTAGTTCCGAACTAGTCTATATTAATTCGATAGGCGCTCATGGATGGGCAGACACCTGTTCTAAGATCTCCTGGGCATATATGAATGCCGAACTAAAATCACGTTTCGTTAACGAACCTACAAAGATATCCCTTATTGTATCAGACTACGCATTCTTTAAAAGAAAGGAGGAGGACGAATATACCTCATTCGATCGTATTGAGTTTCTTGTGAATAACTTCCGACCTCCAAAAAATGGTTGTGTTGTATCCTTATATAAGATTCAAGAGAAAGAAGAGGGACATATATTTGAACTGGAGGATGCTCCATTATTAGGGAAAAAGTCAACCACCCACGTCGAATGGCCATTTCAAACACATAACGTTTGGCCAATGAAAAAAGTATGGGATGAGGATAACAGTCAGGACTATTTTAGTTTCCAAAGGTCTGAGACCAACACGTTTGTAAAAGAACGGAATAGCTATATCGAGGATTCTATATTAGAGGTAATGGAACAATATGGGTATAAGATAAAATTCGTAGATTATACGATGCATCCGGAAAAGGCCTATGATATCATATTGAATGCCAAAACTCATATTAGTTACATAGGCGCATCATGGCACTTTGCTCATTATATCGGTATCCCGGTAATTGATTATGGTGAACATGTTAATAGTGCACTAGGTCCAGGAATGGGAATATTCGGTTTACTTGGCGCGCCAGGCTATGGGAAAGATCGGGCACAGATGACTATAAATAAGGATAATAGATTCGTTGAGAAGAGATTTAAAAGTGTGATCGGTTTCGGTTTAAGTCTAAATGATCTGGATAAAGATGAATTGAAAACCCATATTATTAAGGAATTAATGAAGTTATGATAACATATCCCGAAGCCTATATTGATATATTGGATCATCATAAAACCTATCATATCGGTACAGACCTGTTGCTCGATCCCATCCGTCAAGTACCTATATCAATGGGTGACTTTCAATTCAATAATGGCGACTATCTTACTTGGTGTGATATCCTTGCAAGACTATCCCAACTGTTTATTACTGCTGAAATGAAGTCAAAGCTTTCGATGTCAACGCCTACTGCTGTTTTATGCTTCCCCGATTATTATGATAGGAAGTTCAAAGAAGAGGATCAGGAAACGAGAGAAGAACGAATCGATTTCCTAATTAGTAAAATGGCACCTCCTACAAATGGATTAGTATTATCTACATATAAGGTGCACGAACCTCTTTTAATGTATGACAAGTATAGAGAACCTATTCAAGGGATTAATGCAACTTGGCCCTTTACTACTTTATATAAGTGGGACATGGTCGATACTTGGGATAAGGATAAAGTGGGCGATTATATCACCTTCCAAAAAACTGAATTGGCTTCTCCCCTAAGAAATGATGAATTACACATGGCCAAAGAGAATCAGATTCTAGAATACCTAGAAAGTAAGAATATCAAAATTAAGTTCATTGATTACTCAATGGATACTGAAGAGATCTATAACAGTATCTTACATGCCAAAACCCATATTAGTTATTTTGGGTCTAGTTATTGGCTTGCTTGTTATCTAAACACCCCGATCGTTGCTTATGGTTATAGAACGGATGTGGTATGTGCAGAATACGGATTCTCGGATTTATTCGGAAGGCATAGTTCTGGCGCCAGTTGGCACGATCATCCTGGCGCATGTCTTCCGGTCACATACCAAGAAGACGAAGATGGATACAAACAATTCCTACCTAAACCAGTTCCCCCAATTGGCAATATACAAATCATCGGTCATCATTCCAAGCGGCAAACCTCTGAAGAGTTTGAAGAAAAAATCGCAGCACTTTGGGATAAATAAGACCACACCATAGAGATTTACCATGAAAATTCTAAATACTAGGTACACTCTAAATATCGGACAAGCGGCGTCTTTTATATAAGAAAAGATCATCTTTTTGCTCTACCATGTCACCAGTTGGGAGCCAGCCATCGATATAGCAGGTCGGACCCTTAACATAGAGTTCTCCATCCACTATTTTAGTATCACAATAGGTTTTATCTCCAAGGATAATCCCACCCTTTGCTTTCCAACGATAGTGGTATACCTTTACAAGGTTATCGAATACAGTATTGATAGTAATTGGACCAATTTCGCTCATGCCCCAGTTAGGTTGAACAGTTGCTCCATGATAAACGAAAGCTTCGATCATATCCCAGCTCACAGGATCGCTTCCACCCAGTATCCATTTACCACTTAAGTCGCAATCTTTAAATCCTTTAGTATTCATTAAAGCTCGCATGTGAGCAGGTGTTAAGAAGGTGTGAGTGTAGTCTTTAAAATCTCTTAGAAAGGAATATGGATCGAATTGTTTGATGGTTAGATCAGCACCAAGAGTATGGGCAGGTAAGCTTTGTGAAAGTAATCCACCGGCATGAGTCATTCGTGTTACGGTTAATACTCTGCTTTTTGACGTCAGCTTTTGAGCATCAATTGCTACTTCGATTGAAGCTTTAAGATTTTCTGGAGTTCTAAATATAGTCTTGGGTGTACCGGTCGTACCACTAGATGAAATCGATACACCATTTTTTAGTATTGATTTAAAGTCCATTAGCCGTTTTCAATAAATTGGGATAATATATTTTATCAAAGAATTCTTGAGATGCCTCTTCATGATTTTTTATGCCCAATCTTAGAGCATACGCATTCCAAGTCCATGCTTTGTTTTTCTTTTTCCATTTACAATTTAGATTTATAAGATTTGCCATCTCAGTAGCCTTTGCAAATGTATCTATGCCAGGATCTTTTCTAATCCAGCTTTTAGGTCCGTCCATTTTGTAACCATATGAGTCTGGATTTTTTTCTATATCAGATAGCTCCATGTATTGTGATTCATTATCACGCAAATAAAGGGGAAACGCGGTAACATTGTCTATATATTCATGCCCTTCTGATTTCCAATACAAAATAAAATCGTGTACATCTTCAACTTTATCTTTTGGTAATCCGGTTATGTAAAACACATTTATGAATACATTCTCCTTCCAAATACTTTTGGCTATCTTCATACCATCAATTTTTTTCTGTCTGTTTCCTTTACGAATAATTTTAGCAGTTTCGTCATTCCAAGTTTCAAGTCCGTGCATTGCAGATCTTAAACCAATATCGTATAGAAGCTGAGCTTGTTCTGGCTGCCCCGCAATGATATCAAAACGAATATACGCCCAAAATTCTGGCTGGAACGGAAGTCTATCGACTACTCGTTTAATGGAAACTAACTTCTTTGTGTAATCATTAAAAGTATCATCAATAATAGCGTATCGCTTGGTACCCCACATTTCATAGTTATTCAATAGCTCTTTATATAACACGTCTTCATATTTCATGAAGTCGCGAGTATTTTGATTCTTGTGTGGATAGTTACAAAACGCACAATTAAAAATACAACCACGACTTGTTTCTAAACCTACAATTTCATCTGGGTGCAAATATGGAAATACAGTATAGGAATCATTAAAACTAAACTTTCCATCTTTTGCTTTTCTATCCCAATCTATTATTCTTGGAAAGACGATACCACTGCAAAAATCTATAATTTGGTTTTCGCTGTGTCCGACAAAAATATGATCGTAATCTTCATCTATATACTGATACGCGTAAGCACCTCCTACAATTAACTTATAGGAGTCGTTGTACTTGTTAAGTATTTTTCTAAGATTTTTTGCAGTAAAAAATTTGTTTTTAAACCAAGTAGAGCTTACACCAAATGTTTTTATTTTTACTTTAGAAAGTATTACCTCAAGCTGATCTAAAGACATGTATGAAGCATAATCAATTACAAGAGTAGAATGTCCGTGTTTTTCAAGTTCAGTAGTTAAACGATAAACCCCTATGCCTCTTGAGAGACCTTCATTGATTGGTATATCGTTAAGTAATACAAAATCAATTAAGGTTTCCGACATATTATTAGTCCGCCACTATACAATCCCAAATACCTTAATCCATCTGGATTTAATCCAGCTTCTGCCTGTAAAGTTTCTATTGCTAAAGGGGTTTTAGGTTCTAAATAAATCCCGCCAGGCGCAAGGTTTGCCAAAGCATAGGTAAGTCCCGCTTGTTTACTTGTAACATTATTTTCCCAAGTTCCAAGACCGTTATAGAAAATTGCACAATCCATATTATTGGCTGAATGAATTGTTCTGAAGTCACCGTGGATAATGGTATCATCTTCAATATATTCTACGATATCGAATCCTACACATCGGTCGTTTCCGTAGATACGTTTCAATTCATTATAGAAATCACCATTCCAAGTACCGGCTTGGATTACCTTTCCAGCAGGAATAGTGTAAGAGCTTAAAGCGTCTTCAAGATTTGCTCGGATCCAATCCCTCCATGCATCAAAGCGCGTTCCTTCGAGTGAATACAATTCATCCATATATCGTACGTTTTGGTCTACGAAATCCACTTCGCTATCGAAATCTAATGGCATGATTATGTTTCTCCTAAAAGGTTTATTCTTGCATTTTGCTGTTCTTGCCAGTCTTTATAGATAAATTTTAAAGGATCATCACTTGACACATCGCATTTGCTACATTGCTTAGTGCAAGAGCGATTTCCCTTTATCAGCTCTTTAGTATATTTATCACATATAAACTTATATATGTCTTGTACATTTGCAGTATTTATATCTCCGTACGTCGCCTTCACAGACCAATCGTGACAACACAAGTTTACACTACCGTCCCAATCAATAAACATTCTATTCAACGGTATATAGCACGGGTCTGTACTTGAAGAAGTATATAAGGTACCAGCTCTGTTTGTTATGTAATGCTTCTTATTAAATGTTTCATCTTCGGTTCCCTGATCTATATCGTAGGTCTTATAAAGACTCACATCACTGAAAAAATCATATTCTTCTTTAAAATAATTGTATTGTTCTTCGCCGTCATATAAGCTCACTGTAACTCTATGCTTTCCACTGTTTAAATCTAACACATCATTTAAACCATCTATGTGTTTATATAATATATCTCCATTAGTCATTATACGTACGGTAAAGTCTTCAGCAAATACTTTAACTATTTCTAAAAAGTTCGGATGCAATAATGGTTCACCTCTACCAACAAGATGTATGTTGTTTACGAATCCTTTGCTTTGATCTCGTATTTTAATAGCGGTATCAATACTCATATTTAAATTTAAGTTTGGATAATCATGTCCGCGTGGACAAAAGCTACAAGTTCTATTACACAGCTCTGTTATATTAAGTTCAATGAAGTGAGGTTTAAGTTTCATACTTTTCTAAACTTCTGTTGATTTGATGGTTTACTCTAATAAACTCAGCGTTATCATGTAAGTCAGAGATATCGTTAACCCCAACATAAGTACAAACACTTCTAAGGCCACCTTTAATCTGGTTTATAACATCTAATATAGAACCAGTGCAGGGCATAAGTAAATCTCTACCTTCGTTTGGCCTATATTCTTTATCTGATATACCGTGCTTACTGTATTGTTTTGTAGAACCTAACCCGTAAAAGTTAACATACTTTTTGCCGTCAATTTCTACAATATTATCGCATTCGTGTGATTTGCTTACCATACCAGCAATCATTACCATATCAGCACCGGCTGCAATAGCTTTGCAAACATCACCACTAGTAACACATCCACCATCAGCAATTGTTTTTACACCAAGCTCTTTTGCTCGTTTACTAATTTCTTGAACGGCACTTAACTGTGGAACACCTACACCAACTTCAGATCTAGTCTTACAAGCTGCTCCAGGACCAACCCCAATCTTAATCCAGTCTGCGCCAGCCTTAACGAGTTCATCTACAACTAATGTATTTGCTATGTTACCTGCAACAATTTCACAATCTGGAAAATACTTCTTGTAGTATTCTATCGCAGTAACCATACCAGGCATGTTAGCATATACATTTGCAATATCAATATTAATAAATGCAGGTTGAACCTTATTTAAAATCTCGGTAGTTTTTTCAATATCTCTCTGTTGTACACCGCTCGTAATACCAACATAGTTAACATCTAAATCAGGGTCCATTAAATATTGTAAGTGTTGGTCTATAGAATATTCTTTGTGAACAAATGTAACGACCTTTTCTTTAGCTAAAAGCTTTGCAATTTTATACGTACCTGTACTTGGCATGTTTGCTATGACTATAGGAACAACTCC